CCAAACAATGACATAGCACCAACTGCTCCTTGTATACCCGAAGCTACACCACCTATAACATTTCCAAATGCTTGTACTTTACCTTCAGGGTTAAATGCTTTAATCGTATCGTTTAAATCTCCTATCTCATCTTTAATACCTCCGATTCGTGATAACGTATCAACGTACTCTTTCGTACCAACAGTTAACCCTTCTAATTCTTTTAGTTGGTCTTTATATTCCTGTCGTAATTGCTTTAAAGATTTAGCCGATTCCGTTGTGTCGACTTTTAGTGTTATTAAAATTTCCTCGTCTGCTGCCATTATTCTTGTATTATTCTATAAGTTAAATAAATAATTATGTCGCTATCTCCTAATAATGGATTTGTTGTTTGTGCTTGTAAATAAATTCCCTTATTAGATATTAATTGAGTATCTGCTGCTGCACTTGTACCTTGCTGAGTCGATACCCCTATTCTATTTAATGTAGCATTTAAAGCATTACTAAAAACGTGTTGTACTCTTGTCGCTGTATCTGTATAGATATTTAATGTTGTGCTTACCGTATATGCTGTTGTATTAAAATCTACTTGACACGAAGCAGTTAATACTTGAATATAATAACCTGCACCTGGCGAATCAATTAATAAATAAGGTGTAGTAAATAAGTTTAAAACATCTGCACTCGGAATCGTTATTGTCTTACTTATAATTAATGCATCGTTTGTTACTACACTATTATTTTGATAAGTTGTGTTTGATTCACTCGCAACAAAGTCAGTACAATTTCTTAACGATACATTTGTTACTCCACTTGGAACGGAACATCGTATACAATTATCTATTATAATATTTTCGCATCCATCCCCTACATAATTATTCGTTCCAGTTATAACGCATCCTCGTATAGTATTTTCTACTACGTTACCGGGTGCAACAACATTACCAAATAACTCAGGTGTTGCTCTCGTTCCTAATACTGCAGGTGAAGCATCCCCATTATTAAATACGGCATCGTACCCTCCGATAGTTATGCTATCCGATACAAATGGATTCGGTTTTTTAATTCTTATAAACTCGCACTTAGTTAATGATTCATCGACAAAATTATAATCGGAAATCTTATTTAATCTTAAATGGTATTTATCAATGTAGAAAGTATTTCTAAAATCTAATGTGAAAATATCATAAGGTGTTAGATTTAAATATGCAGTTACTATCTTACTATTCTTATCAGAAATTTCATCAATATATTCTGAGTAATAATTATTATATAAAGTATTGTTTCGATAAGTAGATGTTAAATAAAATACTTCGTGAGGTACTCCAAAGGATAAATCTAATGTAGGATTTAATGGCTCGTCAACGTGTCCTGAATAAGGATAAGTTGTTTCGTTTGTTGTTCCACTTACTGCACTTGTATACGTCCAACTATTTGCAGTTGTTTTTACTCCACCATAATATAAGATTCTTATATTACACGCTTTCACATCCGATATACTACCAATCGAATTTAATGTAATAATTTGAGATAATATCCTATCAGTTGCACCGATATTTGTTAGTGGTGTTGGACTAAAAATAACTTCCGTTAGTTTTACATTCTTTAAAAAATCATTCTCAATAATCTTTCTATGTGTCCCATAATTCTCACCGTATGATGCTTTGTACTTTGCATTAAAATAATCCTTATCCTCTTTGTACTGATACCTGTATTCAATAGCATCTAACTCGCCCATTGGCTCAATAGTAATATCTCTATCGATAGCTAATTTATCAGTCCAGTCAATTGTTGTTCCGTTTGTATAGAACTCGTTTCTCGGCTCAATAATTAAATGGTTTGTTATGCTCTTATCCGTTTCAATGTATAGATTAAACATATTAACAATTGATTTAAAAAAATCCTTTATCTTAATGTTTGCAGGAATAGCATTACTTAAATTAAAAGGATTCCCATCATATATTTGTGTATTAATTGCTGAACCTTCAAATGTGCTATTTGCTTTTATCTTATTAGTTTCAACAACGAAATAGGATAAACGAAAAGAGCTATGTCTTAACCAAACACTTTCACCTGCATTAATAAAAACTCCTGCAGTTTGTCCTGAGATATTTGAATTAATTATAGTTGTAGGAGTAACAGATTGTGCAGGATATAAAGTCTGTGAAGAGCCAAGTATTGCCCCTGTTGATGAAACAACATCTACTATATTGTATCTTCCATCCCAAGACCCGCTTGAAGTAAATGCAATTTGATAATCAACACTATATTTAAATGTGTACATACCTGAATTAGTTGCTGTAAACTTATAAGTTGATGTATTAAATTGATTTAATGTGTCAATAATATCAGTATCAATAGGGATAATTACACTACCAGTAATAAAACCCGGCAATCCTAGAGGTGTTAAATAATCTGCACTCTGTTCTCCTTTAAAATATCGGTCTTCTACTTCTGTTTGATTTAATTTTAAATTAGTCGAATTGAAAGGAATAATTAATCGTTTAAAGAAATCAGTATTAAAGAAATCTGAATCGTAAGTATAACCTGCTAATGCAAATGCTGAATCGATATATTGCTTTACATAGATTGCAGGATAAAAATTGTTTACGTTAAATGTTAATCCGTTTGTTACTCCATAATCAATCATAGGATAAACATACCCTTCGCCAACGGGATTCGTCCACGATGCTATTTGATTTGCTTTATTATAAGTATGGTCATAAGCACTTAAATCTAATGTAGTTAAATTTAAATCTGCCCATTCTTGAAAAATGTTTGTTACATTTCCTTTTATTTGTACCTGATAAGCTATGTTACTATCGTTGTTTACAATAGACATTAATTGTATAAATCCATTTATTTGCTCGATGTCATCTATAAAAATAGATGCTGCTACTTTTAAATTAGGATTGTATCCATCCTCGCTATCGATGTTAAAAGCATATTTAAAAAATACATCCGCTTCCTTACTCGATGGTATCTCAATAGTCTTTGAAAAGTTACCACTTCGTTTATCCGTTTCTCTTATATCTGCGATAAGAAAGTTTAATGAATAAGGAATATCTTTTGATAAAGGTAAATTCTCGCCAGTTAATAATTGGATTCTTGTTCTCATTAATTACGTTGTCTATATCTATCGTGACTTAACTCAAAATCTAATTCTAAATTGAAATTCTTTTTAGTAACCTTTTGGTCGAACTCAAATGTGTTTGTTGTTATGTCGATAGGAACTAATCCGTAGTTAGGGTTATCCCAATATACAACGGGACTTGAAACTAATTGCTCTAACACTTCTTTATACTCTTCCGTTAACCAATTAGTGCGAATCTTATAAATGTCTTTAATGCTCGTAAAATAGTTAGTTGTGCTTCTATCGGAAATACTATAACCAAAATTATCGTATGCAGTTAATCCTCCTACTACTCCTTTGTAGTTTTCTCTCTTAATTGTTTCCGTATGTTTTGATGCTAACATAAAATTAAACGATTCGAATGCACCTAAATTATTTTGATAGTGTAAACGGAATGTTTCATACTTGCAACTATTCTCTACTACATAAAATGGTAACAATAGATTCTTAGGTAAATCGAAATCAATTTCGTAGTAAGTACAATTGCTTGGAATGATTGGTTGAGTCCCTGAGAATATTTGGCTTGGGTCAATGCTATTTAATCCGTTAGGCGCACAATCAAATCGTATTGCGTGATGCGTTAACGTGCCATTCGTTTGAAATGGGTTGTCTAAAACAACTTGGTTTAACAAAGTACCACCTGCAAAATCAAATGCACTAATCGTTACATTTTGATGTAAAGTTGTTACATCGTCAGCTAAATAATAAATCCATCCATTGTCATCGAATCTAACCTCTCTCGGCAAATAATGGTTTAATATTCGTCCGTTGTCAATCATATAAGTAGTATAATCATAACTTGCATAATTTAAGTAATCTATAATCCCGTTCCAAATCTTAATAGTGTTTGATGTGGCTTTCAATACCGATTCAGTTATTACTCCTGCTATCTCATACTCTTCGTAAAACTCTACATAATAATTTTTAATGCTCTTTGTATTTTGTTGAAATCCAAAACCACTATTGTCTATATCAAATTTAACAATAGACTCAATCATTCGTGCAGGATTAAAATAAGCACTTCCATACGTTGGATTAGGTGCAGATTTCTCTACGATAACATTCCCACCTATATGCATTTTTGCAACGTATTTAAACGATGGTTGCCCATTGTTAGTGCTTGTTACCACAAATGGGTTATTATTATAAGCAGGTGTAAAATCCTGCGGTTGTTGTAGTATAGTTAGTGTTGATGGCATTATTTCAATCCGTTTTTAATTGCGTTTCTTATATCTTTTTTTAATGCAGTAATCTCATCTTTGCCTATTGCTTCGCTTATAAAGTTAGTTGGTTTTAATCCTCTTACTTTAATCGACTTCGCTATTAAGTATGCTAAACTTGTTATTGCTTCCTCTGTGTTTCCCTCTTTTGGAACTATCCCTCTATTAGCAATAAATTGTTTCATAGCAGTTACCGGTGGTTGTTTTGTTGTATACGAATAAGGTGTTGTATACTTTACCTTCGTTCCGCTTACTCCTTTATCTACAAATTTCCCGTACTTGTTACCTAAGATTGTTACACTAACATAATTAGGTGACGAATCAATTACCGGAATCAATGAAGATGCAAGACTTTCACTTGCCATTCTATTATTTGATTCTAATGATGCTTTTAATTTTTTAATCCATAGTGTTGCGTGTACATTTAAAACGTCATCAATACTCTCAGGTATTAAATTCTCATCATAAAATATTACTTCGCTCTTACTTACTGGCATTTCTTAAAGCTATTTCTTGCATCTCTTGTTTATCCTTGTAAAAACTTAGTAAGGTAAAAAAAGATTTAATGTTCATACTCGTATAGTAATTTCTATCCTTTGGGTTATTGTTTGTCATAGAGTCTAATGTAATAAACCATCCCCAATGTTTTGTAAACCTACTTCCGTTAGAACTTGGCTCAGGTCTTGCATTGCCTTCCTCTGCTTGTTCTCCAAATAAGTCGGAATACTGCTTATTAAATTCTGATAAAGCAAAAAAAAATAATTACTTATTTGAAAAACTTTATCCATTGTTAACTCATCTAATAAGACTTCCGATAACGCTTGACGTTCCTTCCATATTTTTAGATGCACCATTTCTAACTCCGCTTGTGTTTTTGCTTTCTTTATTTTACGTTTAAACTTATTACCAAATAATCCAAGAGGAGAAATTAAAACTGCTATTATCTTATGGTAGTTTTTGTTAATCGTTTCTTGGTCTTTACAATAAGTTGACAAATCAATATATTGACCGCTTGTTAATTCGCTTACATTATGCTCTATCTTATATCTCTTTAATCCTAATCTTACTCTTGTAGGGAATCCGCTTGTTACTTCCTTAGTGTAAATGAACTGCATTTCTTTAATGTGCCTCGTTAATTCAGTTACCGAGATAGAAGATTCGAAATACTCTTTTGGTTTATCGTGCAAAACGGATAGAATAGCAAACGTCATTTGTTCGTTATCCTCATACTTATCTGCCATTACATTACTTAATGCAATATATTTTCGTATTGTTATATCTTTCCAGTTCATATTATTATATTTAATTTAATTTTGTTTGTCCCAATTTAACCATAGTGATAAACTCCCTGCATCTTTAATTTCTTAAATGCGTTGTAACCTATTGCAGTTGCCATTACTCCGTCATCGTGAAATCCACTTGGTGCAGAATAACGAACGCTCTTAGTCTTTGGATTGTATTCGTAAGTAAATAAATCTAACTCTTTTAAAAACCATTCGCATTCCAAAAACTTTACTTCTTTACTTTGATTTGCTACTACTAATTGTTCTATAATATCCTGCTTACTTTTAGACGTTGTTACGAATGGTTGTATAAGATTTGCATCGTTTACCTTGTTTTGGATTTGTTCAAATATCGGGTCTCCTATTCCGTTAACTTCGACAAAAGTATGGCACTCAAATTCGTTTATTCTATTCACTACCTTATCAACTATCGATGACCAGCTACTATGATTCCATCGTTCAATATAAACCATCTCACCATTCTCATTAAATACCGATAAAACAGTATAGTCATCCGCTCTACCGATGTCTAAACCTGCATACATTCTATTTGTTCTTATTGCTGCTACTATCGTTATAGGATTTAAAAACAAACCACTTCCACCATCTACGAACTCCGCTAAATACTCTTGCCTGAAAACGTGTTCCGGTAGTGTACTTCGTGCATCATCTATTTCCGATTTAGATATTATAGGATTCTCATAAGACGATAAGTTGAAAGATTTATATAATGGATTTTGATTTGCTAAATTATAAATATGCCAAAAATGATTCTTTCCTTTTGGTGTAGATATTAATAATACTTTTTTGCCACGAACTAAAACAGTTGCCCGGAGCACCTCATCCCAAGCACGTTTATTTATAAAAGCAAATTCATCGCATATAAGATAATCGAAAGTATTACCACGAATGTTATCGTAGTTCTCTGCAGAAAAAAATTGTATTGTGCTGCCAGTTCTATATTCAATAATTAAATCTGAATGGCTTGTTGCACTTCCGTATATCTCGGGACGTTTTGAAAATGCTTTATAAGTTTCTTTAAATACTTTTTTTGATTGCCTGAAGATAGGAGACACCCAACCGATTCTTATATTCTTATTATTCAATGCCCAATAAATCATTTGATTCGTTGCTAACATTGTTTTACCCCATTGCCTTCCTATTGCAAGAGTATAATATTTATAAGGCTCATTATTGATACTATTGTGTATCTCCCTCTGCTTCGGATGTGGTGTGTATAGTGTTGCTTGTGCCAAAATCTGCTTTGAATTTCATATTACCTTTTAACTCAACTATATTTTGCTCAATGTATCCTCTTTTTTTACCTTTGCACTTTAAATAAAACATTGTACTTAATGGATTCCCTTTTGCTATTTGTTTATGTAAATGGCTCTCTGCAAAATCTAATGCAACGTTATCAATATCTCTTATCTGTTTTCGGTACTCTTTATTCGTTTTAAGCCACTCGTAATGTGTAGACCTATCAATGCCTACCTGCCTGCACGATGTTGTAACTATGCCGAGATTCTTTTCCATAGATTCAACCATTGCAAGTTGTTTTAAACTTAGCTCCTTTTTAGTGTTGGATTTTGTTGGTGTCATTATATTTTAATTCCGTTTCTTTTTACTTCTAATGTTGGGTCTAACTTTTTCATCCTGTCAACAATAACTTGGCAGTATTTCGGGTCTAATTCCATTCCGTAACATTTGCGTTTAAGTTGGTGTGATGCTACCATTGTACTTCCGCTACCTAAAAACCCGTCTCCAACTATTTCTTTTTCTTTTGAACTATTTTGTATTAATGGTGCTAATAATAAAATTGGTTTCATTGTCGGGTGTTCGGCATTCCTAAATGGTTTATCGCAGTTTATAATTGTTGTTTTATTTTTGTCGCTCATAATATCTATAAGCATTTTTTTCATTTGGTCTTTTGTAAGTTTTCTTACATCTATTTTATCCTCTATTACAGTTGTGTGTGTTCTTTCATTTGTAAAGTAATGAGCTGCTCCCTCTTTCCATCCATAAAGACATGGTTCGTGTTTCCATTGGTAATCTTGTCTACCCATTACCATACTATTTTTTACCCAAATTAAACATTGCTTAACCATTATTCCAGCATCTTTCATTGCTTGCCTAAAGTTAGCACCCTCTGAGTCTGCATGCCAAACATACCACGCACCACCTTTTTTAGTATAACTTCCAAGTGCAGTATAAAAATCATATAAAAATTGATAAAAAGAATTATTATCCATTTTGTCATTCATAATTTTTAATCCAGTTCCTCCTTGATAATCTACATTATAAGGCGGGTCTGTCATAACCATATCGCAAAGTTTGTCATTCATAACTTTTTGCCAAGTGTCGACTTGTGTACTATCTCCGCAAAGTAAACGATGTTCGCCTATCTCAAATAAATCCCCCAATACAATATCCGTTTCTATTCCACCTTCAGGAACTGCATAATCATCTTCTTCTGCTTCTGCTTCTAATTCCGTTTCAAAATCTAAAGGCACATCTAATCCCCATTCAGCTAACTGCTCAACGTCCCATTCATTTGCAATCATATTCCAGTCCCATTCTCCACCGCTTGTATTATCTTTTATAAGAAATTCTCTTTGTTGCTCTTCAGTTAAATCAGTTACGATAATAGGTACTTCTTTTAATCCTGCTTCCTTACACGCTTTATAACGCATATTTCCACCTAATATAATCATATCTTTATTGACTACTATTGGTCGAATATCTAACATCTCAGGAAAATCTTTTATAGACTTTACTAATTTCTTAAACTTATCATCCTTAATTAATCTCGGATTATTTGGGTTTACTTTTATATCAGATATTTTTGCTTTTTTAATCATATTATTTTTCCTACTCCTTTTAATGCGTCTATCACACTTGGG